GCTATACTGTCTGACTCTTCTGGTTTTATTTGTTTCTGTATAGGCGGAAATCCCCTTCGCGCCTGTTCATCTAAATCAGCTTGAAATTGTGGCGGCAATCCTAAATCCAACTGCCCCGGAACTTGCTGCCCACCACCCGGCTCTCCGACAAAATCATAGGGGTTGACAGGTGGAACGTGCCCCGGCCTTTGACTAGCTCTAATCTTACTCCAATCAACATTCATACTTGGAGATGAACCCGGCGGAGCGTATGCTGGATTTGGTGCATAACCCGGAGGCATATCCGGTCCAGCCCTAACATTTCTAGGATCGCCTAAGCCGATAAACGGGCCACCACCACCCATGCCAACATCTTGGTCAGCAAAAGCGGCAGACCCTTTCCAACTTGGATCACCTTTAATGGTGGTCGTTTTAGTCGTTGCTATTTCAGGGTCTAAAGATTCTTTTATAACTGTGGTTGTTTCAGTATCCGGCATTGAATCCAGACGGTCTTCAGCACCACCCATGCTGGTGAGCAACCCTCCCCATGTTTCAGGAGGCGGTGGTTGTTTCTGATCCATCCACGCTGGTCTTCCACCAAAGTGTGCGAACTGAGGTTCACCATATGGGCCGGGGCGTGAAGGTTGCATCCGGATACCCGGATACTTGTTACGCTGTAGCATTAACCACTGCTGGTAGGTCATCGGCCCCTTCTCTTCAGGTTGGTCGGGCCATAAGAAATTCCCGGAGGTGCTACCTGATATAGCCCTGCCTGTTTTAGTGTGTCATCACCGAACTTACCACCCCTCAAATTAGCTCTTGGTCTGGGCATCGCTGATGAAGCGGCGAACCCCCAGAACTCTTTGTCGAGGTCTTGGGTAAAGTTATCAAACATAGAACCTAAATTAAAATTCATTATCCCATCCCCATTAATAAGGCTGAACCTAAGCTACCTAACATACTGCCCATTCCACCACCTTGTCTTGATGTTCCACCGTAGTTTCCACGCACCATGTTCGCAAAGTTTTGCAGGTGCTGTTGAGGAGCATTCGCGTAGTAGTTCCAGCGTTGCATATCAGCATCTATTCCCCTCTGTCGTTGGTCTTGCATCTGCTGCCCCACGTTCCCCATTGCTCCGTACATCTGGAGTGGGGCTGACATTATGGAGGGGTACATCTGGCCGTACTGAACTGCTCTGTCCTGAGCACCACTGTAAGCATCGCCGTACATATCCGCGGCCCTGTTGACAAGGCTGGTGTTTACAGCGTTAGATATTCCCTTCTGCAACTCACCGAATTGTCGAGAGCTAGCACCGGGGCCACCCTGTTGACCAGACATCATAGCACCCTGCCTTAGCTTAGGCATGATATTACTCTGGAGATTAGACGTAACCTGATTAGCCATGTTGCTGATCAAGGGGTTGAATACCTCAGTATTCACGCCACCGGATAGACCACCTATCAGAGCTTTCTCAGCCGCCGCCTGTTGAGCACCAGTTCGTGGACCCATACCATAACGCATGGTGTTGGACCAAGCCTGTTGCGTAGGACCACTGGGTCCAGCTACAGTCTGACCGAAATCTCCGTAGTGTCTTGCCGGGCCTTGACTCCACAGACCCTGCGACCTATCAAAAATATCTTTGAGATGCCTTTGCTGCGGTCCCCACGGGGCATTCGTTGTTTTTGTTCCACTAGACATGAACTATTCTCCTATCACCATCTATTCTGTTACCACTGTCCGGGTCCACCACCTGCTCCGCCCATTCCTGAACCACCTTGCCCTCTATCTCCATCTACATCAGGATCAGCACCCTCTCGCTCATCATATCCACCACCTAAGAATCCCATGCCACCACCCCAGTTTTCTAGGGCGGCCATCGCTTGGGCCTCTTGGGCAGCCGCAGCCTGTGCCGCGGCATTTGCCGCCGCTAGACCTGAAGCACTTCCAAACGGGTCATTAGGAGTGTTGAAATCGTTAAAAGATGCACCGGGAGGTCCGGCAGCTTGCGCATTAGGAGCAGAGAAATCTCCCCACCCTGCACCCGGAGGACCAGCCGCCTGAGTATTCGGAGCAGAGAAGTCACCCCACGATGCGCCGGGAGGTCCGGCTGCCTGTGTATTGGGTGCTGAAAAGTCACCCCATGAAGCTCCCGGAGGACCACCCACGCCGGGAGGCGTGAAGCCTCGCACACCGGGGCCACCGTAAGGAGTTCTTCCAGACGGTGTGTTTTGACCAGAGTAACCCCCCGCACCGTATTTTCCTTGAGTTCCTTCCCCAACACTCCTTGTGACATCCATATCAGCTTCAGCCATGATAGCTCTGGCTCTTTGTTCTTCTGCTGAGTCCGCCCCCATCCATCCAAGAATTTTATTACCTATCCCAAGAGAATCATTTATGTATCCTCCTGTACGTCTTCCCTGTTGATCTATTTCAAAACCCTGAGCATCATAGCTGTTACCCTCAGCACCTACATAATTACCATCTTGATCATAGTGTCCTTTGTGGTGTAACCTACCATCACCTCTTAATCCTTCTGCGTAGTCTGAGTCTCTAGGAATCCACTGACCATCTGGGGTCATTATCCATTTCCCTCCGCCAGTATCAGTGGTGCCGCCACCACCTCCGCCGGTTCCGCCACCACCACCGGGAGGCCAGCCGGGGAACATACCACCACCACCGGGGAAACCGCCGCCACCACCAAAGCCACCACCCCAGCCGCTTCCGCCGCCAGAGCCATAACCATAGGGGTTCATGTTGTAGTGCATTCCGCCACCTTCAGCTAACTGAAAGTTGGATGGCATAAACCTAGACCAATCCTGCGGGGGTCTATTTAACATTTGTCCGTAATATTCTGGACCGGCGAACGATGGAGTCGCATTGCTCATCATTCCGGGGTACTGGGCATACTGACCCATCCCCATTCCGCCCGGACGCCTTCGTCTTCGTCTTGGTAAAGATGCCATAATTATCTCCTAAGCCATTGTGTCCCAGCCCATATTACCCCATCGGCCGCTGGGTGAGCTTAATAAACCGTGTAGTTGTGGTGACCATTGACCACCACCCTGTTGTATTGCCTGTCTTGCCCTACCCATTTTACCGCGATCCGCAAAACTCTTAGCTCTCATGAATTGGTCTTCTGAGAATCCTTGTCCCAAGCCAGCCCACCTGTCGCGAGGGGGTTGAGCAATGTGAGGGGGCCGATACGGGACTGGTCGGTTCGGGTCGCCTTGCCCACCACCCCATCCACCACCGGGGTTAGCCGAAAACCCCGGACCGCCGACTCTCTGCCATCCCGGAGGAGGCTGGTAACCACCATGAGATGCGGTCCATGTTTGACCTGTGGTCGGGTTTATAAATTCCTCTAAGGCCGATGTTGCCATCCCACCACCATGTGTAAATCCGGGTGGGGCGGGACCATTCCACGATCCACCACCACCGGGCATACCCACACCAAAAGTTGGCTGCCCAATAGGCCCACCACCTTCAAATTGTGGCGATCCTTCTGGTATCCATGAATCGTTTGATGTGTATGTACCTATAGGCTTCATGCCGCCTTGTCCACCTGCGCCCATTCCTCCGCCCATTGGCGGGTACTGCTGATTCATTCCACCTGACATTATTGCATCCTCGATTTTAAGTCTTTAGTATATACAATGTAAGTGTCATTCCAATCCGGCAATAACTTCTTCCATCCCTTTCTACCCCACAGTTCCAGAGCACTACACTCCATCTTTAAAGCAAACACTTCCAAGTTTTCCTGAAAGTATTTTATCTCTTCAAAACTTTCTCCCGCTAGTGAGATCACTCGCAGGATTTTTTTCTGTGGGTAGTCAATGATCTGTGTTACCATCACAGAATGAACCTCGTTATCTTTGGTGAATATCCATAGTTGCATATCGCCATGAGTCAGCGGTTCTAAGAAATCTTCAGAATTTAATTCACCCTCTGTATGTTCTTGAACTCTGTCAAGAAATGGGTGGACCTTATCCCAAACATAAGCTACATCTTCCGGCATTACTAAATGCCCCTTTACAGTCATAGTTTTTCCCAAGCTGGGGAGGCATCATCTATGTAAACATATATGCCACGACCAGACCCCGGATTCCAATTCGTTCCATCAGCATATCTAATATCACCATCCCTTGCTTTAGACGGCTCTACATTAGTTTGTTCTAACCTCAGCGTATCAATATTAAATATAATATCCCCTACCCTATTTAACTCGTTAAAGAGGTAATCGGGTAGTTGTTCAGGGGATACGGGTGCTGGATTTGGCGACCACCTGTTTACCGACTTTACATCTTTAGGTGAGTATGCCATTAGTATGACCTGCCTCCGCGCTTCCCTCTTGGTTGTACCTCAAAAGCTAAACTATGTAGTTTCCAATCAAAGTCGCCGGCAGATTCTATCTTCACACCAAAGAACTTACCAGTAACTCTACAAGAAACTTTTGATTGGCTATTGGGGTTAAACAAAATTGGGCCTTCCCAAGTGATGGCTTCTTCTGTAGCCATCTGGTGACCAACATATACATTTACTGAGTTGCCTCCCGAAACCTCTATCTCCGGATATACTGCCGATACGAATTTTATTTCAGAAGGACTCTCAAGATCGTACCCGGTACGCTCAACGTATGAGGTCATGTTAGCCGTATCTTTTTTGTTTCCGGAATTATCCCTAAATATTTTCGTATTAGTAACATCGGCAAATACAAGATTCTCCGCAACATTATCATAGTTGCCAGTACCCCATGCTCCAGAACCGGTGTTCCAAGTTCCAACAACGGTTGTCCAAGTGGTTCCGGCTGATATTGATACAATTCCAGAACTAATGTGGGAGGTATCTGGCAAATCTCTTAAACTAAATGTCCCAGTTCTCCAATTCCATATTACAGCCTTATTCACCTCATCTGAACTACCGGATGGGTAACAGGCTAACATCTCATTTCTTACATAATCAGGAGCGACAAAGCATTTCTTATAGTTATCGCTAGCACCATTTAAGTCTTCAAATACTGTACGCCTTAACTTCTCCGGCAGGAGCGCTGTTACCTTCTGACCATTACAAATATAGAAGTCAGAGTTCCCAATGAAGAAATGCCCATTCTCATATTCCGCTAGGGCGTTTTTGGTCAGACATCCTATTGTTGGAGACAATAATTTAAATGAGAATATGTATGGTGTTCCTACATAGTTCATTATGTATATGGAATCGTTCTTGTAAATCAGGAAAGAATCCCCAAACGCCATACCATCAACTATATCCCCCGGCGTGTCTGCCAACTGGTACTCACCAGCATCCAGTTTATAATCCGTTTCCAGCCATGTCGAGGGCGGTTGTCCAAAGGCGGCTTCAGTTGACCACTTAACCAATCTTGTTTCTTCTATGGAACTTCTTGACCAGTTCAGCCCAACAAGAAATGTTCTGAAAGACCTTATAACCTTGCAGCTTGTTCCAGACGGCCAACTTCTAAGTTCCCTAAAAGGGACCGTTAGTTCTGGTGTAGCACTTGAA